CCAGTAGCTGTAGCGTTGCGGCTAGCTGCATCAGCAATTCGATTTACTTGTAGATTATTGCCATATGCTAAAAAGTTAGCTGCGACAAACCAGTATTTGTAGCTATTGTCATCTGGTTTACCAAAAGTGTTATACAGGGTTTTTTCGCTGTCAATCGTTACGAACTGTTCGGCTGGACCCCAGTTAAAACTACCTACAAATGCTCCTGCGGTGGTTGAAACTTGTGGTACGAACAGGCTAACGTCGCGCTCCTGGACTAATACATTAGGCGAAACTTGGAAAGCCATTTTATTCTCCTTATTTTAATTCATTCACTGTTGCAGAATTGAATCTTCTTGTTTATCCGTATATTTATAATATCTGAGAATTAAAGCCAATTGGTGTTTTTAGCCACAGACCATAGGTCTCCACCCTCGATGAACTGCTCGGGTTCGGTGCTTTCTCTGCCGTCTTCTATGAAACCAAAAGGTGTTAATTCATCTTCAATCTGCTGAATCTGATGCTCAAATATACTGGTTCGGAGATTAACATTGGTTAATTCTTTAAAGTATGGATTGGTGGTTAGCCATCCAAACAGTACCAGAGGCATTACTAGATCGTCATGATAGCCTTCGTCAGCGGCATAGCTATCCTTGACCTGTATAAAGGTGCTGAATTCGGCTATGATGTCCCGATCCTGCACCAGTAAACGATTTTCTTCTACCAGAGTTTTAAGCTGACTGCAGCCTACTCTTTTTACTTTCTTATCAGTGCGAACTCCACTCTTGCTGGCTCCGCCACCAAAACCACCACTAACAACCTGACCGTGTTTGCTATGATTGTTAACATAGAGCATTTGCTCATATTCCAGTTCATAGTGCATGATGTCAGCTACCTGCTGACCATTGTCATTGATCTCAATCAAACACCAGGCATTGTTATAGTTGCGCGCCACGGTGTGTATGACACTGGGGAATAACAATGGTGCTATTTTGTTGTCCATGAACTTGGCTACAATCTTATAGGGGTTTGTGCTGATGTCAACAACTACAAACGCGCTATAATCACCACCCACACCCCGAGCCGTATCAACTATGATAACATAGCTATGACCAGGTTCCGTAACTTTGCGATCTGGTCCTACCAGATCTCTGACTGGTTCTTCCAGTACGTCTAGATTATCTTTACTATAGATAAACTTGTTGGGACTCATGCGACCCAGTGTGTCGGCATCTATGAGTGTATAACTGGATCCCAGGAAGCTACAAAGAACCTCTTGGGCAAATTTAACATCACCCAGAACGCCTTTTTGTTCCTGAGCCCAGCGTTCATCACGACCTGGTATGGCTGTATAGGGTATGAACAGAGTTTTAAAATCGTTGATGCCTTCTTTGGCATCGTTCCAGAACTTCCAAAAGTGGTTGTAACCCAAGGGAGTTGAACTCATCAATACCTTGGTTGTCTCACCCGCCATGATGGTTGGGTATGTACTGGTAAAGAACTCTTCGGCTACATTGTTGGGTATGATGGCAGCTTCGTCAATGTATAGCCAGTTAACTGACTTGCCTCGGATACCACTGGTAGCTGTAGCTGCACAAAATACCTTTGAACCATTTTCTAGCTCCAGGCTACCCTTGTTCCATTCTCGAACACCCTGTTGCATCCATATGGGCAGGTTTTCATACATGCCCTGATATCGATTTAGAACCTCGCGAGCTGCTGCGGCCTTGTTGGCTAAGATAGCAACTGTTTTGGTTTCATTAAATAATGTATACCAGAGTATGCAGGCCGCACTGGTTATGGTCTTGCCCTGTTGTCGTCCTTCCATGAGGATGACTTTACGATTTTCTAATATAACTCGTACTTTTTCTTTCTGACAGTCATAGAGCTTAAAAGGAACCAGACCACGATCTAGAGAAACAATCTTGCAATAGTTCTCTATGAAGTAGATGGCATCACTCTGACATTTTAATAGCTCCTGAACCTGCTCAGGAGTATAGTCAATCTGAAATCCTATCTGCTTGAGTCTGCTGTTACCTAGGTAACTACTCTTGATCAGTCGTGTCAGTGGATTGGCCATCTATGACTTTTTCATCCTGTTTGCGTAATAATTTAAGTAGGTCATTGGTATTGCCAGAAAACACTATGTTGTTCTGTGTGCCAATCTGCTTGGGCGTTTCGCCAGCCACAGGTGCACTTAAAGCTTTCTTTTGTTTTTGTAGATCCAATAGATCCTTGGCTGTCTCTGCAACTGTCTTGATTAACTGGCCCGTGACTTCGAAGGCGCGTGGATGATCGCTCTGACGAGCTATGTCCATGATGTTGTCCACGGCCAACTGTCCCTTGTGCACCATGTCTTTGAGAGCGGTGCGAGCCTGTTCAAAATCATCATCAATCATGTCTTCCTGTTTGTCTTTTTTGACCACAGGCGGAGTTGCTACCTGAGGAGCCGCTACACTGGTAGGGGCAGTCTCAAATTTAGAATCTAATGCAGCAAATACATGTTTATCTTGCATACCTAAAGCCAGTCACGGTGAATTGTAATAATGTAGAGGTTACACGAGCCTGACCAACACCTTCGTTGGGCAGATTCTGGAAGGCATATCGCAGTTTAAGACCTGTGCTGGTTGTAACACTTAGTATACCTGCGCCATTATAGGTTCCGTCGGGTATGTAACAGCCGTCAGGAATCATGGGCACCTGTATGTTGTGCAGATTGGTCACCGAGGTAGCTGTTGATCTAAACACCTCAAATGGTGGATATAGGGCACTGATTGAGCTGTTTACTGTCCAGCTATCACCATAGAGATAAAGTTGTGGTAGACTACCACCAGCCGCTGGCTGATGTCGAACCGTAATAAATGCCGTGATGCCTGGTATGGGTGGTATGACCGTCATGACTGAGCTGGCATAGTTACCCAGGACTACTGAATCACTTGAGCCATAGATAGGCACCTGAGCCAGGTTAGCACTAATGGTATAGGAAGTATCAGCACCCAGAGCTGCACCAGAAGCATTGGGTTGCAGTCCCCAGTAGTATTCAAATGCGCCATGGTCAATGCGTTTGACATTAAATGGAACAATACCATTAGCTGTAGCATTGGATTTGACTGGACCAATACGACGCACTGTTTGCCAGATACCACCAAAACCCGCTGCGGCTAACTGAGCATCAACAGATGCAATGTCTCGGTTTGAGCTAATAACCACGTTGCTGGAGCCAGGCCAGAATTCGTTACCCACACCAACGCCATAGCTGCTGGTATAGACCAAACAGCCCAGGTAATAGAGATAATACCAGGTATTGGCTGCAATAGAACCGTCTATGATTGCTGGAGTTGTACCAGCATTGTTGTATTGTGGAACCCAACCAGTACCAAATGTACGTATGATTGGATTGTATGAAGCTACAATGGCTATGGCACTGGTTGGTAATAATCCAGCTACACCAGAGGTGCTGTAGCTCCAATGAGCAGCTGCGCCTGTAACCAGGGTAATTTTATTGCTAATGGTGTTATAGTTATAGATCAGCCCTTCCATGTGTTTAGGATGGTAGATGCCGTCTATGTTAAAGTAACTGTCGCCAGTTAGATTCTGATTGGCATTGGTGCTAATGATGCCTCGGCGACCAACAATGGCCACGGAACTGGGAGCATATTTCTGTAGATTGACCTGAACATATCCGGTATGAGCCAGTGCATTACTGCTATCATTACCTGTTCTTACACCTGAGCTAAGGCTGGCAATGTCCAGAGCCGGAGTTTGGTATAGGGTAACACCAGTATTGCTGGTGGTATAATCCAGGAGTTTTGTAAAGGTTGCATTGTCTTCGGCCAGAGCCTTGTATACGGTCAGTCCATTTAGTCCACGAATAATTGTACCTGTGGTATAAACACTTAATGAAGTTACATTCTGATTGCCCAGGTTAATTTCTAGGCTACCACGCACAGTGCCCACACTGGTGTTGCCTCGACTGCGCAGGAAGAACATGTTGCTTCCATCCAGTCGGCTTATGAGTGCATTTACGTCGCCGGTGAGGTCGCCATCACTGTTGCCAGATGCGCCCGCACTGTTGGTGACAAATAAACTATTGGTGCTGATACTGCCTGCTGATCTAAGGCTGTTGCTGGATCCTGGAACAAATGTCTGTGACACAGCATTCCAGCCCAGTACAGCTCCGGGTGCCGAGGCAGCATTGGGTATGTTGATCTTTAGTGCATTGCTGCTGGCGCCGGCCAGGTTGGTATACAGGTCAGCGAAGTTAGCATTGATTTTTTGCCCACCAATGAATAACGAATCGCCGTCGTTGTTATTAGGAGTGCCTAGATTTATGGGTTGGTATGACATGGTCTATCCCGGTTATTATTCTTCAAAAGTTTCAAGGAATTTGTACTGGTCCGAGGG